CCGCCGCGCCGCGCCGAAAGCGCGCGGCATTTCAGGCCCTTCCCACGTGAAGTCAGACAGGCAAAAGCGAGGGCAGATGCCCACGTGGGGGCTGGCCCACCAGGAGGCGATATGGCTGAGGTCAAAAAGGGCTACATCGAGTTCGTCCAGCTCCGCGAGCAGGGCCGGATACCGAAGGGCGTGACCTGGGCGATCTGGCAGACGATGACCGAAGGACAGCGAACTGAGGCCGTCGAAAAGGCGACGAACGCCAAGGAGACGAAATGCGCATAGCAGCGACGATCTACTTCCTGTTGGCGTTGGCGCTGCCCGCCGGCGCTCAGAGCTGGAAGACCTGCCAGGACACACTGAGCTTCCCGTGCCCAGCCGGTCCAGCGGACACGCTGACCGGGCGCGTCGTCTCCCCGTGGCAGGCGCCCCACTTCTCGGCGAAGCACAACTGGCTCGTCCGGAATGTGGGCGGCGCGATCGTCGAGGTCGGCCGCGGCTACCGCGACGAGTTTAACTTCCACGATCCCACCTACTCACTTCTGGCGCTGATGGAACAGGGGGCGATCGCCGCCGACATGTTCACATCGAGCGCCGCCGTCGCGGGCGGCCACGCCGGCGAAAGCTATCCGGGGCGCTTGTTCATCGGACAATTCCCGAGGCCACTCACCTACGCCGGCGCGGGCATTGCGCTCTCCTCGGTCGAGCTCGGCTCGATGCACTACCTGCGGTACCGGCGCGTCAAGAGCCATGCCTGGGAGTGGCGGCAGATGTGGTGGCAGCTCGGGACCTGGGTGATCGTCACGCACGCCGGATTCGCAGCCTATAACGCGCAGATTGGCACGGGCGCCACGGCCGCGGGGTGCTTCCACGTCCAGCCCGGCCACAGTCAGCTGGAGCCCAGCTGTGGCAACTGAGAAGAGCTGGGGCACGCCGGGCACCGAGGAGTACCGCCTGGCGAGGAACGCCTACATGCGCGAGTACCGGAAGCAGGAAAAGGGTAAGCGGATCACGCGAGCGGCAAACGAGAAGTGGCGCGCGAACAACCTCGACCGGTATACGGAGACACGCAAGAACTGGGTCGCGAGCCCGCGCGGGCGCGCCTCGACCAGGACCTCGGCGACGCGCTGGAGCCGCAAGATGAACCGCGAGGGCTGGGCCAGGACAGCTGAACCAGCGCCCTGCGTTGGCTGCGGGAAGCTCACGCGTTGGCGCGCCCAGCGCTTGGCAATTCTCCTGAACGGGCGCACCGTCACGCGCTGGATGCCGTGCTGCCGAGGCTGCTGAGAAAACAACCATGAGCCACCGCGAACTATCGATCCCGCCGTCGTCCCACCCCAACCGGCGGAGCCCGCGCGCCACTCGGGCTCCGTTCCTGCCTCTGCCAACGAGCCGCGTGATCCCCGCGGCCCTTGATCGGGCCATCTGGGAGCGCGATCGCGGTGTCTGCAAGAAGTGCGGCATTGACCTGGATGCAGTCCGGGCCCTGCTCGACGGCTACTATGCCGCAGCTCTCGTCGAGACGCACCACGACGCCAACCGGGCGATGGCGATCACCAGGTGCTACGCGCAAGCGATGTACCCGGGGAACGCCGATGCCTACCCGCACCGCCTGTGGCAACGCAACCACGTCATCTCCGTGGCCGAGGGCGGCGAAACAGTCCTCGAAAACATGGAGACCCTCTGCACGATCTGCCATAAGGGCGAAACCAAAAAGCTCGCAAAGCGCCTGGGGCTGCACCGGAGACGGCACAGCTACCGGCCGCATTTTCCGGAGGAGATCCGATGAACCCCAGCTCGAGTCAGCTTCGCAAGGGCGATGCCGTCTTGGTCGTCGAAGGCCCGCACCAGGGCCTACTCGGCAAGATCACCTCGATCTACAAAGCCTGGCGCGACGGATCGAGCCAGCGCGTCGTGGCGATCGAGGACGTTTCCGGCGCGGTGACGGAGGTGCGCCAGGCCTTCGTGCGGATCGACCGGCCAGCGCCGGGCGCGCCACCGGCCCGGCCGAAGATGCCGCCCGTCGGCCACACCACGACGGAATCTCCGGAAGGCGCGGCGCGGCGGGAGGCGGTGGCTGCTGCGGCGCCGCCGGCGGTTGCGGACAAGCACCTGCTTGAGGTGCTGGCACGCCACAATCCGGCCCTGGATGTCAGCACGGACACAATTAGGCTTGTCTGCTGGTGCGGCGAGTTCGACGACTCCAGCGACACCGAGGACTGGCTGGCCCACATCAAGCGCGTCGAAAAACTTCACTGAGGAGGAACGAATGCCCCTGCTTACGGTACCGGATCGCCAGCTGTCGCTGTTCTGCCCGAAGGGCACGATCATTTTCAAGCCGAAGAAGAACCTACGGATCGGCGAGGCAGAGCTCTCGATGTTCATGAGCGAGGAGCTCGCCGGGATCTTCCCGTCGCCGATGCTCGAAGAGTTCCAGCTCATGAACAAGGCCGGAGGGCCGGCGCTGATCGAGATCGGCCAGGTGCACGAGGGGCAGAAGATGCAGTTCCGGACCGCGCCCAGCTCGCCCGGCGTCTCGCTGGGCGTCGACTACGGGGCAATCACCGTGGATCGCCTGGAGAAGTTCGAGCGCGTGAAGGTGCCGAAGGTGCGCCTGACGCTGCTCGCGCGTTTCCCGCTCGATGACAAATCCGCGATCTGGCTCAAGGACACGCTCGGCACGACGGTCTTTCTCCAGACCGAGGACGTGCAGCTCGAGATTCCAGGCACGCGCCTGACCGAGATCCTGGCCGAGCCCGAGCCGATTGACCGCAAGAGCCGCGCCGCCGGCGAGCGCGACGAGGACCCGCGCACGAAGCGGCCCGTGCCCAGCGCCGTCGACGCCGCGCTCTCTCCAGAGGCCGAAGAGCGCGCCCAGCAGCGCGACGCGGAGCGCCTGGCGGCGAACGATCCGCTGCCGGCATCGCCGCGCACCAAGCGCGTTGGCAAAAAAGGCGGCAAGTGATCCGTGGCCACGCGCAGCTGCCGCTGGTGCTGGAAGAACAAGGGGCGCGTCACGCCGGCCGTCGAGACGGTCGCCGACGTCCCGATCTGCTCGGAATGTTTTGCAGCTCTAGGAATTGAGGAGGAGCACATGAAGCCAGAGAACCTCGCGAAGGTCCGCAAGTCGATGGAGCCGGGGATGAGCACGAGCGAAGTCGCCCGGCGCGCCGGCGTGAGCTACTACGTGGCCAACAAGTGCATCGCGGCAATTCACGATGAGCAGAAGGCAGGCGCGCCGGAGATGGCGCAGCCGCGCGTGGATCCGCTCCGGAGCGTCACAGTGCTGCGGGAGGACCCCGCGCCCGCGAAGCGCGATCGCAATTCCGTGGGCGTGGGCACGCGGCCGCCACACGCGGACAACGGCGAGATCCGCGTCGACCTCTTGGCCGAGCTTCGCAAGCGCCGCGAGGCGCTCGATCAGGCGATCCGCGCCCTCGAAATCTTCGAGCAGTAAATCGAAAGGAGAACCATGACGACCGAGCCACTGAAAGCGACGGCAGCCGAGCTGCCGCTGACAGAGCTGTTTGCCTCACCTCTGAACCCGCGAAAGCACTTTGATCCGCGCGGCATGGCCGAGCTCACCGAATCCGTCCGAGAGCACGGCGTGCTAACCCCGCTGCTGGTGCGCCCAGCAAAGCACGGACCTGGTGCCATCAAGTACGAGATCCTGGCAGGCGAGCGCCGCTACCGCGCGGCCAAGGCTGCAGAGCTCGCCGCCGTGCCCTGTATCGTGCGGCGGCTGGAGGATAGCGAAGCCCTCGAGCTGATGCTGATCGAGAACCTGCAGCGCGCCGACGTGCACCCGATCGAGGAGGCGCGGGGCTTTCAGCAGATGATGAACCTCGGCCGCTACACGCCGACGCAGCTCGCGGCCAAGATGGGCAAGGACGAGAGCTACGTCCGCCGGCGCGTCCACCTGCTCAAGCTCTTCGAGGGGTTCCAGGTCCTGTTCGAGAAGGGCGACATCCAGCTCGCGCACGCCCAGGAGCTCTGCCGGCTGACCGAGGGCGAACAGCGGCGCGCGATGAAGGCCTTCCGCGGCGGCCGCGGCTGGGATCACTGGGACACGCCGGGCGACCTGCGGCAGTGGATCGAAAACCACGTGCACATGCAGCTCAAGAAGGCTGCATTCCCGAAGAACGACGCCGAGCTCGTGCCGGCGGCGGGCAGCTGCCTGGACTGTCCGAAGCGCACCGGATCGAGTCCGATGCTGTTCCCGGACATCAAGAGCCCGGACATCTGCACGGATCCCGCGTGCTTCAACGGCAAACTCGATGCCTTCGTGAAAGCGGAAACGATTCGGCTGCGCGAGAAGGGCGAGCCATTCATCCTGATGACGTCGGTCGACAGCTACGAGCACCGGACGCCGCCGAAGGGCAGCGGGGCAGTTAGCTCGACCGAAATCAACAGCCGCGAAGAGGAGAAGGCCTGCAAGCACCAGGAGCTCGCGCTGATCGTCACCGGGCCGGACCGCGGCCACAAGCAGCGCATCTGCCGCGACAAAAAGTGCAGCGTGCATACCTGGTCGTCCAACGAGTCGCACCAAACGAGCAGCAAGAAGGCGCGCACGATCGAGAAGAAGCGGAAGCTCGAAATGAAGCGCCGCGGCGCGATCCTGGTCGCGATCGCAGCCAAGATCGGAGTAGGCACCTCGATCCCGCATCCCAGCGACGAGCAGCGCACGGACCTGCTGGTCTGGTGCGCCGGTCATCTCAGCAGCGATCACGCCAGGATGATCTGCCAGGCGATGTCCTGGGAGACGAAGCAGAGCAGCTACGGCGGCCGCGACTTCTCTGGAACGCTTCAGCGCGAGATGCGGAAGGTTAACGGCGCCCACTGGGTCGCTTGGCTTGAAATCCTTCGGGCCGGAGAGCTGGACTGCTGGTGGTGGGCCGGAGGCAACTCCAACCCGAAAATGCGCGCCCTTGATGCCCTCGCTAAGCGCGCCCACGTGGACGTCTCCAAGATCACAGCCGACTCGGCCGGGAAGCGAGAAAAAGCCCCCAAAGCCAAAGCCGCCCGAGCCTGAATCCGCCGAGGGTTAGTGCTACCTTGTGCGGGCCAACGGTTTCCCCGGCAGTGCGACGCGGACGGTGCAAGCCGGGCCGCGTGAGGGCTGGGCCACTGCCGGGGATCCTTTTCGAGAGGAGCTCCATGAACGCAACCCGCGTCACCTACATCGTCCAGGCCGCCGGCATCGGCGGGATCGCCTACGGCGCGATCGCCCTCGCGCATCACTACGGGCCTCTCATCGGCCTGGTAGCTGGCGCCCTGCTGCTCCTGGGAGGAGGCTGGTACCGCGCCAGCATCATAGAGAAGAAGCCCGTCTCGGGCATCGGCGGCGCCATCAAGGGCTGATGCCCCGCTGCACGTCTCCGCACTGCAGCGGCTGCTACGAGATCGAGCCCGGCGTTTGGATTCACCCTCCGCAAGCCTGCAGAGACCCCAGGTGCCTAGAATGCCACAACGTGGAGACAGTCCCGTACCCGCACGATCGCAAGCGTGACGGCCTTTTCAAAGGGAAATCATAGGGATGACAAAGTCACGCGGAATTGGACGCGGGGGCAAGCGCCCGGGCGCCGGAAAGAAACCGAAAGCAGAGGCGGCCAGGCTCGACGCTCTCCTGGTCGACGTGCGCGATCGCGCGGCACTCATCCTGCACCACATCGACGAAGCGACGGCCGAGACCGAGCTCACCGGCGAGGAGCGCGAGTGGAAGAAGCTGCTGCAGAGCAAAGACGAGACGATCGCCCTCCGCGCCCGGGTCGAGCTCTCCTACCTGGCCTATCCGATCCCCAAGCCGGTCGACGCCAAGGTCGCCGGCACCGTCGAGATCCACTTCCACGCGATCGATCCGGGCTGGCGCAAGGGGCGAAAAAGTGCCCCGAGCGCGTAGCCGTTTTATCTAGTATGTGGCGGCTAATTTGACGTTCAACATTTCCCAGCCACGGGCGCCCGAGGTCTTCACCGGACACCTATACCTGAACGGTCCACAGTGCGAGCTGCTCGAGGCGACGGAGCGCGAGGTGCTGATCGGGGGCGCCAAGCGCGGCGGCAAAACCGTGGGCAGCGCCGCGAAGGCGATCGCGCTGATGTCCGACTTCCCTGGCAACAAGGGCGTCGTCATCCGGCAGTCGCTCCCGGATCTCAAGGCCGGCTGGCTCGATGAGTTCCTGGCCATCTGCCCGCCCGGCTTCATCGTCGACCACAACAAGCAGGAAAAGCAGATCACCGCGCGCAACGGCAGCCGGCTGCTCTACACCGGCGCCGGCGACGTCGTGGCCAGCAAGGCCGCCGAAAAGAAGAAGGGCATGAACGTGGGCTTTGCGATCTTCGAGGAGGGATCGGAGATCAAAGAGGAAGTCTATCTCATGGTGACCGGGCAGTTTAGCTGGAAGCTGCCCGACGGCTCGCGCCCTCTGTACCAGGCCATCGTCACGTCCAATCCAGAGCCCGGCTGGGTCAAGCGGCGATTTGTCGGCGATCTCTCGACCAAGACGCCCCCGATGGCTGGCACCCGGTTCATACCGGCGCTGCCCCGCGACAACGCCGACAACCTGCCGCCCGGCTGGGAGCAGGAGATGCGGCTCACCCGGCCGTCGGAGTGGATCTCGAAGTACCTGGACGGCAACTGGGAGCTGTCCGAGGGCATGGTTTTCGAGGAGTTCGATCGGCGGATCCACCTGATCGAGCCGTTCGACTACCGCAACTACAAGCTGTGGGAGGTCCTGGACCACGCCAGCACGGGCGTCACGGCCTACTACCCGGGCGCCGAAGACAGCGATGGCAACCTGTTCGTCCTCAACGAGTATTGGGGCGTTAACAAGCTGGTCAGCGAGCATTCCGTCCAGATCCACCTGATGCGCAACGAGGTCCTGGCGCAGTGCTTCGGGTCGGATGCGGAGCTCTACCGCCGACGCGAGGGCGCGCCCTCGATCGCGCGCTTCTCGGAGTCTCTTATCGACCCTTCCACAGTGGCAAAGAATCAGCAGACCGCGAAGGGCCTCGAGTCGATCATGCAGATGTACGCCGACAACGGGCTGCGGTTCGCGGCCGCCTACAACTGGATCGCGGCCGGCATCGAGCGCTTCAAGGAATATCTGCACCCGAACCCGTTCCACCGGCACCCGTTCACGGCGAAGCCGGGCGCCCCGATGCTCTACTTCGTCCGCGACCGCTGCCCGAACCTCGTGCGCGAGATCGTGGAGCTCCGGAAAGTGGTGACCGACACCGGCAAGGTGGTGTATGTAGGCGAGGATCACGGGCTCGATTGCATCCGGTATAAGCTGAACGCGCAGTCGAGGCCGCCCAAGCGCACGAGGGGCGACCTGGCCAAATTGCCAGCGCAGGATCGCCGGGCGGTGGAGCAGCACGAGGCCTGGGCCAAGAAGTTTGGCAAAACCACCGGGAACCGCTGGTTTGCACCGGAAACGAGGCGATGATTGCCAGCAAGTAGCGTCGCACAGCAGCAGGCGATGGCGATCGCCGAGCACCAGCCCGGCAAGCTGTTCCGCCGCAACCGCAGCCTGCTCAAGATGAGCCACTCGCAGCTCCACGACTTTGCGGCGACGCCGCACCGCGGCCTGCCGCAGCACGCCGGCCAGAAGCGCCGGAAGTTCGGCGACTCGCCGTTTGGAGGCCCACGATGACCGACCCCACCGCGCCCGATCCGAACGCGCCACCGGCTCCGCCGCCCGCATCGGCACCGCCTGCGGCGCCGACCGCGCCGCCCGCGACGCCGCCCGCAGTTACCGACATCTCGCCGAACGTGGTCGCACCACCGGCCGACACGCGCACGGACGGCGAGCGCCACCAGGATCTTCTCCGCGAGGTGGCCGACCACTCCGCGCCGCCCGTGGGCGCCGAGCAGGTCATGATGAAGGAGGGCGAGAATGCCTAACCTCACGCCCACCATCGCGGACCGCGCCGGCATTACCGTCGATTCGGACGGCGCAGCCATCAACAAGCTCGTGGCCGCCGGCTATTCGCACGACGCGGCGAAGAACATCGTCTTCCGGTACACGGCCGCGACGGTCCTGGCCGACACGATCACGCCGGAGACCGAGCAGAACCGAGCTGCAGCGCAGCACCTCGCCAACGGACGGCACTGAGCGAGCCGCTTAAAGCCGCCGGCCGGCACGTGCTGTGCCTCGCCGGATCTCCAGAGCAGCTCCGGATCCAGGACGCCGGCGAGAACGTGGCGATCGACATCTGGCTCGATGACGAGGAGCTGCACCAGCTCCGGCTGCTTCTCGAGCGCATGGACCGCGGCTACGCGGTGGGAGCAAAGAGTGGCTGAGCGATCCGTCGGCGCCGTCTACGCAGCCTTCTCGGCGTACGGAACCGATGTGCACTTCGATCCGGGGAGCTTCGACGATTCCATCCAGGCCCAGCTCGAGCAGTTCAACCACGAGCGCATCTCGATGGGCGAGCGGCCCCTGTACTACCACCGCCGCAGTCCCACGGAGGTCTGGTTCACCTACGGAGATCTGCCCGCCGGCGTCACGCCGCGGCAGCTCAGCCCGAGAGAGCGTCTGGGCGTTGAGGCGCGCCGGATGAACGAGCAGCAGGCGCACGGCTGGCCGAAACCTTGAGGAGGTCCGATGGCGGGTAACTGGATTGCTGGCGCGACGTCCAAGCACAAGGGCCTATTTGCGCGCAAGGCGGCCCGTGCGGGCGAAAGCACTTCGGAGTTCGCACGCGAAAAAGCAAGCGCACCAGGCGCACTGGGAAAAGAGGCGCGGCTGGCCGCGACCCTGGGGCATCTGCGCCCGAAGCGCAAGCGGTTCGGGGCGTCGCCGTTCAGCCACAAGTGATCGAATGCAGGCACTGCGGTCGCCCGCTGGTGTTCCGGTGGCGCGCCGGCGAGCTTGTCGCGGACGATCGCGTCGGGGGATGCTTCGCGTGCTGGAGTCCAACCGCCGCTGCACTCCAGGTCGCCGGCCGTGTCCGCTAAGCTGAGCAAAGAGTCCGTCGGCTTCGAGCATCCCGCCAAGGGTCCGCATCACTGTGGCCAGTGCCGTCACTTCGAAGGCCCGCGCGCCTGCGAGATCGTCGCCGGGCTGATCCGTTCGGAAGACTGGTGCCGCCGCTTCGAAGCCAAGCGCCGGCGGTTCGGGGATCCGCCGAATGTCCGCTAGGCTCTACCGCCCCGAAGATGCAGCAGGCCTCGACGAGCTGCTCTCCGCACCCCCGCCGCACCTGGTGGACCTGACCAGGGACAAGATCTGCGTCGTTGGCGATCCGGTTTCTGGAGTCCTGGTGGGCCGCCCGGCGATGTGGGTGCACGAGCTGCGCCTGGCGCCCGGCAATCTTCGCGTCAACCGCGCGCATGAGCTCTTCGAGCGTGCGTTCCACTGGGCGCGGGGCGCCGGCTACCGCGACGTCCTGTTTTTTGTGGATGCGGAGAACCGCCCGATGTTGCGCACGCTGCCCATGCTCCGCTATAAGCCGTGCGAGCAACCGCCGGCGCGGATCTTCCGCGTGGCGCTACCACCGCTGCCCATCCTGGGAGGGAACGATGGCGTGGGATCAAGCAGAACCGAGTGAGGCTGGCAAGAAGCGCCTGGCGAGCTCGATCATCGGCAAGGAAGGCGAAACCACCGGCAACCGGCCGGCCGAGGCCGAAGAGGACAGCGAGCCGGACAACGACGGCGACGAGGCCCCGCAGCATAAGATCGAGCGGATGGTGCTCGAACGCGCGCACAACGGCTACGTGCTAACTCACCACTACCAGCAGCCGGAGCCCGCGGCGACGCCGGAGGCGATGAGCTCTCCGGAGCACAAGCGCGTGCCGCCGAAGACCCACGTCTTCAAGCACCCTGAGGAGCTCCACAACCATGTGGGGAAAATGCTCAAACACGTCGTCCCGGCGAAGGATGGGCTCAAGGGCGGCCGCGAGTACTGAGGTCGCGCTGCTGCGGTTCAAGCCCAGCGTCACCCAGGACAGACGGAGGAGGCAGTCATGGCGTCACGACTTGCGAGCGCTGCTGGCATCCGCGTGCCGAAGAGTGGGCCGCAGTCCCAGGTCGGTCCGATTGCAAATACCCAGTTCGGCCGGCTCGGACTTCGGGAGGCGCTGCTTCGAGCTCGAGTTCCGCGATCCCCGCGGCTGACCGGCCGGTTCCCGCAGCCACGATGAAGCTCTTCGTCACGTGCCACTGGTGCGGCCGGGCAGGGAGCTACGGGTGGTGCGGCCGCATCCTCTGCCAAGACTGCTACGCGACGATGGTCACCTTGCTTACGACTCCCGGGATGCTCAGCGAAGTCTCCTGGCCGCAGCGCGCGGCGCGGTGGCCGATCGTGCCGGCGGGCGCCGTCCAATGATGGCCGCTGCATTCGTGCTGGTGGCGCTGGCCATCCTGGGCGTGGCCGTGCTATACGGCTGGCGCAGCGAGCTCGAGCGCAAGGACCTGGTGCGGCGCAACGAGGAGCTGACCGACCAGATCCTACGGAACCGCGGTGAGCATCCGGTATTCCATCCGGAGGAGCGGCAGCCGTTGCGGAAAGTTCCCGGGCACTGGGACGGAACGCTGGCGCCGAGCCAGAGGGGAACGACGACCAAATGAGCGATTTGAAGAAAGACGCCGCCTACGACGAAATCGGCGGCGAGATGCGCCCGGGCTGTTTGATTCGCGTGCAGGAGTTCAAGCCAGCCTTCTTCCTGGTGCGCGCCGGCAAGATCGAGCGCACGCCGGACGGCAAGGCCTTCATGGAGATCTTCGCCGAGCCGATGAAGATCCCGGTCGAGCTGGGCAAGATGCACACAGGCCTCGTGAGGGTCGTGGATCCCGCGAGCGACACTCTGCTCGAGGGTATGCAGGAGCGCGCCGGAATTCTCGCCGACGAGCTTCACAAGCGCCGCGAGGTGGTCAAGATCGACGAGCACGGGAAACGCATCGAAGCGACTTAGGAAACCCCCAAAAGAGAGGCCCCGGGGATCGGCGAAGGGTCGGGCCCGGGGCCTAGAAACCACCGCGAGCCACCGCGAACCAGTGCAGAGGGCCTGTGGCTTCGATGGCGAACGCGGTGACGAGCAGCACTGGATCGCCCCACACCGGCGCGCCGGCGCAGAGCGGTCCAAGTAACTTCGCCACCGTCGTCCCCGTTCGACCGGGCGATGCCGACTTCGAAGAGCGCGCCAAGCAGCTCACCACCGGGACCTGGGACCGCCTCAAGAACGCCTACATCGTCTACCACCAGAGCGTTTGGGAAGCGCTGCTCTTCTACGTAAACCAGAGCTGGATCAAGCCGGACAGCGAGCGCAAGCTCTGGCAGCCGCAGATCCCCGACGACGATTTCACCCCGCAGCCCCGCATCAACCGCTTCGCGCCGTCGGTAGACGCGATCTCCTCCAACTTCCAGGTCCCCGAGGTCGAGTTCACGCCGGCAAAGCCCGACGACAACGTCTCGAACGCGGTAGCGGACATCGCCTCGATCCTGGCCGACCACTTCATGAAGGACAACGGGCTCAAGCAGGACATGCGCCAGGCCGACGAGGACGCCGTCGGCGATGCCGCGCAGCTGTTTGTGCTGGCCGGCTGCTGCTTCTCGCGCGTGTATCCGGAGTGGGAGAAGCTGGGCGAGGTCCCGCTCAAGTCCCAGGCGCCAGGCGTGGCGATGAGCTGCGCGAACTGCGATTTCTACAGCGCCGTGCCGGCGGCCGACGTCGTCATCGGCCCCGACGGGACCGTCAGCTGCCCGACGTGCGGCCGCGGCCTGCAGCCGGAACAGACGACGGTGATGGTGCCGGCCCAGGACGACGACGGCCAGCCGCTCATGATGCCCATCATGCGCGCCCGGGCAATTTGCAAGATGGGCAGCCCGCTGTGCGCCTTCCCGCGGCCGGGCTCGAAGACCATGAACAACTCGAACACGTTCCTGTGGGCGGAGCGGTTCACCCTCGACGAGATTTACCGGCTGTGGCAGTACGACGCCGAGCCCGACAACGTCTGGCCCGACGGCTACTCGATCACCTACGAGAGCGCGCTGAACTACTACTACCTGGGCTTCGCGCAGAGCGCGGCGCAGATGCGCGATGCCGCGATGGTCCTGCAGATGTTCGTGGAGCCGGGCAAGACCAAAGAGTTCCCCGAGGGCCTGTACTGCGTGTGCATCAACAGCAAGCTCGTTTGCGCGCACGGGTGGAAAGAGCTCTTCTCGAACGATCACCCCATCACCAAGGCGACCTACCTCGGCATCCCGCACCTGTTTTTCCCTCGATCGGTGTCCTTCGACCTGGTGGAGATCCAGAAGGAGACCAACAGCTATGAGGCTCTCATCAAGCTGCACGGGATGACCACGGCGGCCGAGCCCGTCGTCGTCGACGAGAACACCGTGGTCTCGGAAATCACCGGCCGCGGCGACAAGCTGATCTACTGGAAGGCGATCGGCCCGGGCAGCAAAGAGCCGCACCGTATGCAGCACGGCAGCCTGGACGACGGGGTCTACAAGCAGGTGGCCAGTCTGCGCAGCGACTTCCAGAACATTTCGATGGCGGTCAACGTCTTCCGCGGCCAGCAGGAGGGCTCGGCGTCGACGGGCGTCGCCATCAACGCGCTACGGGCGCAGGCGGAGCAAATGTTTAGCCGGCCGTCGCTGAACTGGTCGGCCTTCATCAAGGAAACCGTGCGCAAAGGCGTGAAGTGCATCCAGCGCCACTACACGCTGGCGCAGCTGCAGGAGATCGTCGGGCCGGACCGCGCGACGGAGATCCAGCAGTTCAAGACGGCCGACCTGGACACGATGACCGAGTGCGTGGCCACGTCGCACGGCCTGCCGAAGACGCGCGACGAGCGCCGCCAGGAGATGATGGCGCTATTCGACAAGGGCGCTCTCGACATCCAGGACCCGAACGTCAAGCAGAAGATTTTCCAGCTCTTCGGCGAGACCGGGATGATGAAGACCTTCAACCTGGACGCCTCGCGCGCGCGCCGCGAAAACAACCTCATGCGCCAGGGCCAGCCCGTGCAGGTGATGCCCGAGTTTGAGGATATGGCGGTACACCTTTCACAGCACCTCGACAAGATCAAGGGCGCGGACTTCGACAGCTGGCCGCCGGGCCCGAAGCAGCTGCTCATGGAGCACACGCTCGAGACGCGCAACGCGATGGCGCAGCAGGCTGCGGCAGCCGCGGCTGCGGCGGGGGGCCCTCCTGCAGGGGCTCCTCCGTCGGGCGCGCACCGCGCCGGCGCGCCACCCTTGCACCCAAAGGTAGTACACCCGCCCCAGCCGCAGCCCCAGCCACTCCCGGGAGGTGGACAGTGAAGCGTGCTATTTGGAGCTTGATCGGCGCCCTGTTCCTATTTGCGGCGCCGGCCTTGGCGCAGAACAACGCCGCCCGTCCACCAGACTGCTCGATCCCATTTTACTTCACCGGCACCGGGCGCGCGCCGAGCGTGGGATACGATAACCGGGCGTCGGCCTGCACCACGTGGAGCTTGGTCTACTACGTCGAAGGATTCTCGGTCGTGTCGATCGAGGTGGACTCGGCTCCCAGCGTCGCGGGCGCCGCCGGGACGTGGGCCAGCTGGGCGGGCAGCATTTCCTCGGGGAGCCTGCCACTCACCTCGACGACGTCGGGGCAGATCACTGTCTACAAGTATTTTCCGTGGGTGTCCGTCAACCTGACGACGGCCACGGGCACGGGCGCAGTCTCTGGACAGCTCGTCGGATGGCGCCCCTTCGCCAACAGCGACGCGAATGCCTCGCCGCAGAGTGGGGCAGCCGCTGGCGGGACGTCCTCAAACTTCGGCGCCGCTTTCCCGGCGGCCGGCACCGCGATCGGCGCGAAGAACGGCCTCAACATGGTCAATCTGGCCGCCGACGGGTCGAACAACCTGGATGTCAACTGCGTCGTGGGCTGCGCCGGCGGATCGACGACGCCCTCCGACGCGTTTGCGAACCCGACCACGGCCGGTCTGCAGTTCGCCCTCAACGCAGCCTGGAATGGTGCCTCCTGGGACCGGCTGCAGGATGACGCCAGCAAGAACCTCAAGGTGGTTGTGAACGCGGCGCTGCCGGCGGGTGCCGCGACGATCGGCGCCGTGAACCAGGGGACGACACCCTGGGTCGACGCCGGCAACAAGACGAACAACAACGCCGCGCCCGGGGCGACCAACTTCGGCGATCTCCCGTGCATCGCGAACGCGGCCACGCAGACGTGGACGGAGGGCGACCAGGTTGCCGAGTCGTGTGACCTCTCCGGGCGCCAGCGGGTGCGTGGCGTCGGCGGCGATAACGACGTTGCTGCGACCACGGACCGCGTACCCGTACTGCCGGCGATCGCCGAGAGCAACATGCCGGCGGCAGCGACGGCGGGACGGAACACTGCAGCCCGCACGGATCTCCAAGGCGACACGCTCGGCGCCGCGATGCCGGCTACCAGTTTTGCGACCTTCACGGCCAACAAGCTCGGTCTGGCTTCGGCAGCGGCGGCTACCGACATCTCCTGCCTGCCCGGAAACGCAACGAACACGGTGGTCGTGACGCGCGTCCAGGTGACGGGCACGCAGACCACGGCTGGAATTGTCGATCTGCAGCTCGTACAGCGCACCACGGCCGACACGCTGGGCACTTCTGCGGCGATGACGATCGTCAAGTTCGATACCAACGACGGCGCCGCGGTCAGCGCCCCGCTCACGTACACAGCGAACCCGACCATCAACTCCACGATCGGCAACTACGACAGCGTCAAGCTCGGGGTGCTGGCGCCGGCCAGCGTCTCGCCCTCCGACATCTACGTCTGGAAGCCGAGTGCGTTCGGGCAGTCGATCGTGCTGCGCGGGACCGCGCAGGAGGCTTGCCTGAACCTCAACGGCGTCACCGTGACCGGCGGCAGCTTCGACATCACCTGGTACTGGATGGAGACGACGGGACTGTGAAGATTCGTCGGATCGCCCTGCTCGGCCTCTTGGCCCTGGTGTGCTCGGGGGCTCACGCGCAGACGCCGACGATCCGTCAGTTCACCAACGGGCCTGGTGTCAACAATGCGACGGCGACGACGTACGTGTGCCGTCTGGACTCGGTTTCGCTGGCCTCGAACTACCTCTTCGCCGTCTTCAATACCGCGACAGGGAATACCGGCGGCTCGGTCGCCGACGACAAAGGCAACACCTGGACTCGCGTGCTTGGCGCGGCCGGCAACCAGCGGATTGAGGTCTTCCAGTCCCCGGGCGCGGCCGCGGGCACGCAGAGGATTACCTACACGCCCTCGACTGGTGTGAACAACATCCAGGGCGGCTGCGGCGAGGCCTACAACGTCGCCACATCGAGCCCGGTCGACGGGACTGCTTGCAGCGGCACCAGCGCCGGCGCCACGGCCGTAGCGTGTAGCGCAGCGATCACCACGACGGTCTCGGGCGACCTGGTCCTGCAGTACGGCGTGCAGGATTCCGGGATCGGGATGACCTCCTGGACCCACGGCTCCTCGCCGTGGCTCTTCGCCAACGCGGGCGCTGACATCCAGATCGGCCAGGCGCTGCAGGCACAGGTGCAGCCTTCCTCGGGCGCGATCACGCCCTCGATGACCCAGGCACCATCGCACGCCTTCGACACGATCGGATGGGCCGTGAAGGCTGCGGCGGCCGGCACGGCGCCGACTGGAATGTACGTTGAGGGTCTCGAGCACGCGAACATCTCGGGCGCCGCGGCCACGCCGGTCAAGGTTCCGTTCCCGTGCACGAACAGCAACACGATTGTCGTCCGGCCGATTTTCATCGACGCGCTGACGATCACCGGCATCACCGACACGGTCGGGAACACGTACACGGCCGCCGCCGCGCAGATCAGCAACACCGGATCCGGCCAGGTGCGCGTGTGGGTCGCCGCCGGCGCCAGCTGCAGCCAGACAAATGTTCTCTCGCTGGCGTTCACCGGGGCGAATTCCTCCGGGCAGACGGCAATCGTCGAGGGCGTCGTCGGCGCCGCGAGCTCGCCGGTCGATACCAGCATCACGTGCGGCAGCTCCACGCATACGGGGAATAGCTGCCAGACCACGGGAAGCGACGCCACGGCCGGGAGCCACTCCCTCGCCACGGTCACCATTGTCCCATCGACATCTTCGGGCCTGGTCTTCGCCTCGGTCGGTCTGACCAATCCCGAACCCTGTAACGCCTCCGCGACCGGCCTATTGACAGCCATGATCTCGACGCCGGAGGCCTCGTCGGCGGACATGGACGAGAACAACTGCTGGAACATCGACTACAACGCCAGCAATGCCTCGCGCACCTACAACTTCACCATGCCGAACGGCGGGGCGGGCAACTGGGCGGCCTACGCCATCGCCCTGACGGCGCCGGCGAGCGGTAGCACCCCCGCGATCAGCAAGCGCACTAAGCTGGAGGCTATCGAATGAAGCGCAACTGGTCGCTCTACGCAGTCCTAGCCTGCATGGTCCTGATCTTCGCGGCAGGCCTGCTCGTACCGCAGAGATGGGCCACGGTCGAAGCTCAGGGTGGCCCGTTCGGCGCACAGGCGATGTGCAACAGCGGGGTGGCCACGGGCAACTTCTGCAGCTTCTCGGCGGCACAGCTGGGCGTGAACGCCCTGACCGAGCCGGCCACGGGCACGACGGCGCTCTCGAACATTGTCGATACCCGCGGTGTCCGCGAGCTCACGCTGATTGCGGCCTGCAGCTCGGGCAACTGGACGGTGAACGTCCAGACCTACTTCGAGGACGGGACCACGGCCACGGCGTTCATCACGCCGCTGTCTGCGATCGCCGCCGGAGCCCCGACGCAGCTCAACATCGGAAGCGAGTCGAATCCATCGAGCAACACGGGAACGATCTCGACGACGGCCCTCGTGCGCCTCCCGCAGCGCGCGCTGGCCTTTAGCTTCACCAACGCGGGAGGCGCTGGCACGTGCACGGCGAGGATCTTCCTCGCATACTAAAGCGGAGGCACCGATGAACGATCACTACGAGATCCGAGGCCTGGCGGCGCTGCTGCAGTTCCGCGGGCTGCATTTCTTTCCCGATGAAGGCGGCGACGGCGGAGGCGGAGCCGCCGGCGCGGGAGGCGGCGATGGAGCTGGGAGTGGAGCTGCTGGCGGGGCTGGCGGCGCGGGTGGCGATGGCGCTGGAGCTGGCGGCGCTGCTGGTGCTGGCGGCGGTGGCGATGCTGGCGCTGGCGGCGGAGGTGGAGCGGCGGCGGCGAGTGCGGCGGGCGATAACGTCGCCGAGCTGCGGCGCAACTACGAGTCCGCCAAAACCAACCTCGAAAAGTGGACCAAGCTCGGGGCCGACCCCGATCAGGTAGCGCAGCACGCGACCGCCGGCCAGAAGCTCTACACGCAGTATGAGGGCATCGCGACCCGGCTGGGCTACAAGAAAGAAGAGTTCCAGGAGGCCTACAACGCGGATCCGGGCAAGGTCATCGCGTTCCTGGGGCGCAAGGCCGCCGAACGCCAGGCCGCCGAAGCCGCAAACGGCAACAAACCGCTCACGCGCGACGAGATCAACCGGCTGCTCGAGGACAAGCTCAACGAGAAGACGGCGCCCCTCGAAGAGCGCGAGAACCTCCGTCTGGCAAATGAAGCCGATTTCAAGGTTTCACAGACCTTCGAAAAGCTCGGGCAGACCACGTTCACGCCCGAGGGCTGGAAGGCAATGCCGCAGGGGGAGCGAGACACCCTGCAGCTCGTGATGCAGGAAATGCTTGCATACGACGAGCCCGCGCTGATCGAGATCAAGACCAAGGGCGCGACGGCGCCGGTCCAGAAATACTTCCAGGAGGCGGTGAAATTCCTGGACACCTACTACAACGCCCGACTTTCGAGAGAGACCGGAGGGGGCGCCGCGCGGGCCGCGGGAGCAGGCGCTGGCGCGAATGGTGGCGGCGGAAAGGGCAAAGGTGGTGGCGCAGCGACCCCTCCGGGCGTCAACGCGGCCACCGGAAAGCCCTGGACGATCAACGAGCTGATCGAGGATCCGAGCCGCATCGGAGCGGCGTACAAGTAGGGCCAAGTTTGGCGTGACACGTCTCCGGGCTCGCCATCCGGGAGGCTGAAAGGCGCCCCGCCAGCGCACGCTCACCACGCGCACCTCCGCGGACCGACGATAGAACCCACGAGGAGAAAAGTGTGCGAAATCAAAATCGGAGCGTAGCGGTGGCAGCGCTGCGCCTGGCGGCCGGCACGTTCGGCCTCCTGGTGATGCTGCTCGCCGCGGTAGGACACGCCCACGGAGGGACTGCGCCTCTGCTGGCCGTGGTTTCCACCACGACCTACCTCGCCGACGCCAAGATCGTGTACGGGGCGATCCAGAACCAGGTGTCGACGCAGGCCATCGTGATGAACCTGTTCGGAGACGGGTCGAAGTTCGGCAAGCCGGTCAACAACATCGGCGCGCGCGGCTACGTGTTCCTGGCGAGACTCCAGCCGAATTGGAACCTGGGGTACCGCGTGGAAGGCGTGACCGGCGTAGGGACGTCGGGTAACCAGGGCCTGCAACAGGCCACGGTGACCCTGCGGTACGCCTACGTGCCGATCGCCATCACCGGCCAGGCCGAAAACCTGACCAAGGGCGAGAGCCGGGCCTTCATGCAGGCCAAGGCACTCGAAGCGAAATACGATATGGAGGACCTGACCAGCCACGTCAACGTGGTGGTGGCGGGCGCGCAGCCGGGTGGCGCACTCGCGACGGTGACGGGCGCGGGCGTCGGGACCTTCACGGCATCCAACGCCGGCAACCTGCCGGGCGCAATTTTCCTGCGTATCAACCAGATCGTCGACTCGACGCCGGTCGCCGGCGCCGCGTCGTCCACAGCCGGCGCAACGATCTCGGCCATCAACTACGGCACGCGCGTCGTGACCCTCGTCGGCGGCTCGGGCGCCAACACGCCGGTCAACGGCGACGTCATCACGCTCACGGGTGAGTATCCGCAGTCGGCCATCACCGGCGACGGGTACATCACCGCGAATGGGCTGAACGTCATCGTCAGCGCCACGGGCCTGATGCAGGGCCTCAATCCGGCCACGGGTGGCCAGCAGAGCTGGGCGGCCTACACGGCCGACGCCGGCCCGGCGGTCATCAGCTCGCCAGCGCTGCAGCAGATGCGGCAGTTCGTCAAGAATCGCGGCGGGGTAGACCCCGACGTGTTCCTGACGGGCTCCGCGCAGATCAACCAGCTGGTGAACATCGCCACGCAAACGCTCCGATTCGACGTCAACCTGGCGCGCACCGCGGGCCAGAAGCAGGCGCTCAACCTGGGCTTCGCGGCCTTCGATTACGCCGGCTTGATGATGATCGAGGACAAGGACATCCAGCCGGACCGGGTGTTCTGCCTCGCGACCGAAATGATGAAGAAGTTCGAGGCGCTGCCGCTGTCGCTCGCAGAGGACGAGGCGGGCACCTGGACTCGCATCTCCGGCGCCAACGGGATCGCGGACGCTGTCCAGGGTCTGCTCCGCTGGTACCACAACATCGGCACGCTGCAGCGCAGCTCGACGGGGTTGCTGTTTGACCTGACCGTCCCGGCCGCGTTCGCAACGACGCCGCCGACGCTCTAAGGCGTCAAGCCCTCAGGAGGGGATGCCAACGATCGTTGGCATCCCCAGCCGGAGACGGGAAGGGAACTGCGCACCGTGAACCGACCAGCACACGTCGACATCGAGCACCACGGCATGATCGCGCTGCTCCATCACCCGCAGCTGACCGCGGAGATGAAAAGCTCGATCGACCGCGAGATCTTTGTCCGCGCGGAACGCATCCGCTCGGGTGCCTTTTGTGGCGCCGGTACCGAATGGGAAAAGCGCTTTCAAAGAATCGATCGCGAGCTTCGCCTACGCTGGGCTTTCCCGGAAGGCCCGGGCGAGATCGTCTACCACGACCGCGTGGCGCGCGGCGTCCCGCACCCTGCGGCGCATTGGGTGGTGGACCGATGGGTCGAGCAGTGGCAGGCCTGGGCGCCCGTCCTGTTCATCTGCGACACCAGTGTCGAGCCGCCGGCGCCGCTGCACATCAATTCCGCCTGGTGGCTGATGCTCAAGGCTGCGGATATGCAGGCGGCCGACAACGCCAAGCGCATCCTCGACGAGAAGCGGGCTGCGGCGGCCGCGCGGCGGGCGGAGATCCGCAAAGAGAACGACGAGAAGGTGCGGGCCGCCGTCGATTCGCTGTCCTCGCGGCAGATCAAGCAGTTCGTCGAAGTCGAGCAGGCCATCCAGTCGGGCGAGAAGATCGAGGCGCACGGCTCGGATGAGCGGTTCCTCGATCACGTGTGGAACAACCAGAAGCAGGGCAAGATCGCAAACGTGCCGACCGGGAGGTCGATCAACCCGGGGATGCACCCCCGGCGCTATCAGCGCCAGAAAGCAGAGGCGGTACCGTGTACCTAATCACAGCGATGCGGAAGAAGTGCGAGGACTGCGGCGGCCAGGGCCAGCGGATTGACGAGACGACGCCCTGCCCCAGCTGCCTCGGCCGCGGCGAGCTCGGCGTGGACGTCGTCATCGAGGGCCGGCTCTATCAGCTCTTTCCGGAGGAAATGCTCGAGGTCGAGGACAAGCACCACGCCAAGGCCATCCTGACGCTCAAAGAGTTCCGCGGCGTCGTCGAGGTCAAAGAGCAACGGAAGGGCAACCAGGTGATCGTGGACGCCGACGGCGCGATCGCGATCTCGAAGCAGCGGATCCGGCGGACCTACGAGACGCGCCTGGCGCAGTACGTCCAGGAGCAGCGCGAGGGCCCGATGGCTGCCGGCAAGCCGCCGATCGCGCCGACGGGGATTTATCTCGAGGCGATCGAGGCGCTGGGCGTCGATCTGCCGGCGCTGGGCATCAACCCGCCGGCCTACCAGGTAAGCAAGATGCTGGCCGCCGGGCAGTCGATCGCGAATGCGGAAGTGACCGAACTGCGCGCCGAGGTCAAGCGCCTCACCGAGCTCGTGGGCAAGCTGGTCGAAAAGCCGGCCGCGCCGCGCTCGCACAAGAAGAAGCCGGCGCCGTCTCCGGTGGCTGCGATCAGCTAGGGGGCCGATGTCCACCTACGGCGACATGTTCGGGGCGGTCACCCGCTGGCTGAAAGAGCCGGCCACGGACGATCTGCTGTTCGATGCCATCAACGACGCCTGCTCGGATCTGTGGGAAGCCGAGATCCAGGTCATCCTCTCGAACTTCATCGGCGGTCCAGTCACCGTCCAGATCGGCCAAGGCGTCGAACGGGCGCCGATCGTACTGATTCCGGACCCCGTGGCGCCGCCCACGCTCAACGCGGTCCCTGGCGGCGCGCTCGCCGCGCGGAACTACGATTACGGCTTTACTTGGGTCACGGATTCGGGCTCCGAAACCAACTTGAGTCCTCTGGTCAGCAGCGTCGCCATCGGCAACAACCAGCTGGCGGCCGCCTTCACCCCAACGCTCGCTCCGCCTTCCTACGCGGTTGGTTGGAACATCTACATGAGTCTGCACGCGAACGGGCGCCTTGCACTGCAGAATCAGGATCCTCTGCCGCTCGCGGACGTCCAGAACACGCTCTACGAATGGATCGAGCCGCAGACCGGCATTGTCCAGTTCGGGGATCCCGGAAACCCTCCGGCGCCGCCGACGGCGAACACGACAGCTGACTCCATCGCCTACATCACGCACCTCGAGCAGCAGCTGCCCGACACAACCTGGCGCCCGTACGACCAGTCAAACATCGACTCGGTGATGATGCGGCGCCTGGCGCGAACGATCGCCAGCGCCACGCCGTACCAGTACTACGCTTACGACTTCGTCAACAATTCCCGCATCGAGATCCGGCCGGCCACCGGCGGCGCGATCAACCCACGGTATTTCTTCATCCAGCGGCCGCCGAAGGCCCGCATCAAGACGGCGACAATCCCGTTCCCCTCGGCCGGCGAGGAGGCCTTCGTGCGGTACCGGTCGCTCTCGCTCCTGCTCCTGGCGGATCACGAGTACAGCGCGGCCGAGCACTGGGAATCCGAGGCAGGGAAGAAGCTGAGCGGCATCCTGCTCGCTGCCAACAAGCAAAACAGCAAACGCAACACCACGATCAAGCCGTTCCTCTACAGCTGATGCCGACCCAGCTCACGCCCGTTACGGTTCGGAAGATCCAGCCGGTGGTGATCCAGGCATTCAAGGGCCTCAACAGCTGGCTCACTGCCACAGCGACGACGCCGGAGACCGCGAGCGACCTGATGAACGTGATCCCCTCGAGCTCCGGAGGCCTCGAGAAGCTCCGGGTGCCGGTGGTGGTCTCGAACATCCAGCCGGCCGCCTCCGGGCCCGCGGCGATGTTCATGTACCTGGCGCAGACGTCGATCGTGGCGCAGTTCGGCAAGGCTCTTTACAGCTACGCGATCGCCGTCGGCGGCGCGGCAACCGGAGGCGCGCTCGGAGGGCTGCAGCCGGCCTCACCGAATCTGTTCTCAGCGGTAGAGATGAACAACAACCTCTACCTCGCGAACGGGACGGACATGCTGGTCGATGTGGGAAACACTCTGCAGGCCTGGGGCTTTGCCGTGCCGGCGGCGCCCGTCGGGCTCACGACGCCGAGCCTGATTGGCGGCGTTTCGGACGGCAACTGCAGGGTCATCACTGGGATCAACAGCAACGCCGGCGGCGTCATCAGCATGACGGTGCAGGACGGCCTATTCGTCGCCGTCGGGGACCTGGTCACGCTCTCTGGAGTGACGACAACGGTCGGGCCGGCCGGCAGCTTTAACTTTAGCTTCCCTGTGGCCACAGTCTCGGCCGACTTCAAGACGCTCACGCTCAATAACGGTCCGGTCAGCAACACGGGCGCCGGCGGTCAGGCCTTCGCGCCGACTTTTGCGATCAACATCGGCATCACCGCGCTCTCGCGCGTCGCCGGCGTCGTCGACATCACGCTGGCCTGCAACCCGACCAAGCACCCCTTCCGTCCGGGGGACTGGATCACGATTGCCGGCGCGGCCGATCCCAGCTTCAACGGGACGTTCCAGGCGGTCACCGGGGTCTATCCGGATCTGTTCTACGCGCAGGCTGGTCTGCCGAACCTGGTCGTCGGCGCCGGTGGCACGCTCACGACGCCGATGACGATCACCAAGGGCTACAAATACGCCCAGGCGCAATTTGACCCGACGACGGGACACTTTGGTCCGCTCGGTCCGACCTACTTCGTCGCGCCGCCCGGCGGCGTCGCTTCTCGCCTGGTGGTCAACGGCTATCCGGTCTTCGACGGCAGCGCGCTTTCGGACGGAGTCGGCGTATTCCGCACGACCGACGGGGGCGGAGATTTCTATCAGCTGGGCGCGCCGCAGAACGGCGGGGGCGGAGCTGCGGGCGCGTGGACGTACCAGATCCACGACACCAGTGACGACTCCGGTAACTTCGGAATCAACCTGCAGATCGGCGCGCCGCTCCTGAACTTCGCGCCGCCGGCGGGCAAGTACCTGTCGAAGTTTCAGGGCCGCGTCTACATCTTCAACCTGGCCACAGATCCCCAGGGCATCGCCTACACCGGCTATGAGCAGATACTGTTGGGACGGCCGGAGCGAACCTCGCCGCCGAACAACCGGCTGCACCTCGAGCTCGGCGCTGATCCGATCCGCGGCGGCGGCGTGCTGCAGGCTGGCGTCGTTGCGTTCTCCGAGTCCGACCGCATGTTCATGCAGCGGGGCATCGTGGAAGACATTACGGTCACGATCCCCGTCAACTTCACCAGCTACCTCGAGGAGCTGCCCTGGCATATCGGGCTTTCCTCGCACGCGACGGTGGCCTCGACGCCCTACGGACTCGCGTTCCTGGCCGGCGATCACACGGTTCGCGTCTTCGACGGGCAGAACATCCCGATCGACATTTCCGGCGCTGCGTATCCGGTCCTGCGATCCATCACGCCGGGCCAGGCGCAGAACGCTTGCGGCTGCTATTTCCGGTGGCTCGAGCGCGACTGGTACGTCATCACGATCGCGATCAACGGCTCTGTGATCAACAATCGGCTTGTGTTCTTCGACCTGAACCCGGACGCGGAGAAAAACATCGGCATCTTCCTGGCTAGCATCCAAGCGGACAGCCTCGCCGCCGGCGAGGATCCGAACGGCACGCGGTTCCTGTTTGCCGGCCAGAACGGCAAGATCGTGCAGCTGGTGGTGCAGTCGGACACGACGAGCGGCATCTCCCTCACGCCGACGTCGACGGCCGGCCAGCTCGCGGCCTGGTGGGAGGGCAGCTACATCGGCAACGACTCGCCGGAGCTCAAGAAGCACTTCCGCTACTACCGGCTGGTCTCGGATCCACCGGCGCGTGACGCCGATTGGAAGATGGGATTCAGCCTGGTCGACGACGACACCCGCACGTTCCAGAATCCGCAAGTGGTGCCACTGGCGAAAGTCTTCGTCGAAAACCGTTTTCCGGTCGACGTCAAGGCCACGCGCTGCGCACCGCTGATCCAGTTCCCGATCGAGGACCGTAGCTGCAACGTTCTGCAGCTCACGGGGTACTACTGCCCGACGGGGGTGCGCTGAAATGCCGCCATCGATTCCCAAAACGACGCTTCCCGAGGTTCCGACCGGGATCGATCCCGCGCTGCGGCGCTTCCTGACGGCCGTGCGGAACAACATGCACTCGATCAACGCCGGGATGGTGCCGCCGCAGCAAGTCACGAACCTATCGGCCAGCCCCATCAATGGCGGCAACCGCGTGATGTTCACGCGCGGCGACGCCGACTACTACGTGCTGCGATGGAGCACAACGAATGACCTCTCCGTCGCCCAGTCGATCGACCTGGGCGTCTCGAATGTGTACGACGACGTCATCGGCGCCGGTGGTGTCACCCGGTTCTACTGGATCGTGTCGAAGAAAAACGGCACGCGCGATTCGGTTCCGGCCGGCCCGGTTTCATCGACCAGCGCGGCGCCCGGCGCCGGCAGCCCGGTTCCCGCACCGCCGCCGGCGGCGCGCATCGTGACCACCGACCAGGCGACGGGGATCCAGTCGGCGGTGCACTATCAGGGCGGAAGGCCCTCGGAGGATCTATGACGCCAAAGGCATCACCAGCCGAGAATCAGCTCACCAGCGTCGGGACCTCGGACATCGCGACGCAGCAAAACCTGCTGACCAGGAACAACGCCACCGGCTCGCAGTTCGAGGGCCCGGTCACGGAGAGCCCGTACTACAAGGCGCTCGTCTCCGCTGGAACGGCGGCAACGACCGGGGCCTACAAGAACGCCCAGGCGGCCGTACGGGCTCGCGCGAACGCGGCCGGCTACAACTACACGCAGCCCGTCGAGCAGGGCGCGGAGGGCGAGCTCGGGAACGAGGAGGCCTCGGCGCTGTCGAAGGTGCCGACCAACGCCGCGATCGCCGCGGTGCAGCCGGCACTGCAGCAGGAGGGCATCAACGCCGGCGAGATGACGACGTTCAATCCGAACACGCCGCTGTCGACCTCGGCCGGGCTCTACAACCAGCGGCAACAGATCGGCCGGTCCTTCCTCGGCTCACTCTTGGGCGCCGGCACGGGGATCGCGGGCAAGCTGGTGCCGGCCGCGAGCTTTAGCTCAAGCGGCTCGTACCAGATCTAGGAGGAACGCATGGGCGGGATGCTATCGACGCTGCCAGTTCCCAGCGACACGCTGGACGACGAGAACGATCAGCTCGATCCGCTTGCGCGCTTGCGCAAGATGGGAATTATCCGCGCGGCCCTCTCCGGCGGCGGCGATCTGCCGTACCAGCGCGTCGCGAAACCCGTCACGCCGGCCGCGATGGGAACCGGGCTGTCGGATGATGCCGCGCCGCCGCCGACCAGGTCTTTGATGGACGACGCTTCGGCCGAAGACGACGGCGAAGAGGAACGCCCGACTCTTCTCAGGCCCGGGGAGGATGAAGCCGGCCACGCGCCGCGAGATCCCAACGAGCCGAGCTTGCTGCGCGAAGGAGAAATGCCGGGACTGGGTCTGCCACAGAACGAGCCCGCGTATTCGCCGCTGGCCGAGCAGGCCGATATCGCCGGCGGCCGAGCGCGCCAGCTCGCGGCGCAGCAGCAGGCGCTCGAACACCCGAGTCTCAAGAACAGAATCCTTCGGGCGCTCGTGGAAGCCGCGCCGATCGCCATCGGCGCGATCGCGGCGCCTGGCAACGCTGGCGCCGGCGTCGGCGGTGAGGCCTCGCTCCAGTATCAGGGCGAACAGGAGCGCGAGAAGGAGCTCCAGGAGAATCGCCTGCAGCAAGAAATGGAGCAAGCTCTGCAGCAGCAGGGAAGTCTCGCCACCCAAGCAAGCCTGCAGGGCGAGCGCCAGCGCCGGGACCAGGCCTACATCGACGAGCAGAACGCGCTTGCGCGGATGCACGAGAATGCGCAGCCCCGCGAAGACCCGATGGAGGGCAAGACCGTCACCCTGGGTGATGAAGTGGAGCAATGGGACCCGCAGACCAAGCGTTTCGATATCCCGGTCGGGAAACCAAAGGCTCCCGCGCGCGGCGGCAAAGGCTGGACGCTTGAATATGGCAAGGACGGCTCGCCGATCGCACTGCGGGATCCGCAAGGCGATCTGCACCAGCCCGACGACCAGGATATTCCCGCGCCGGTGCAGACGCTCTGGTCCAACGCGGTCGCGAATGCCCAGCAGTCCGGCGTCAAGCCGGAAATCGCTGCCCAGACAGGCCCGAAGCCGACCTCGAACTCCTACAACGGCAAAAAGTACCCGAGCATCAAGGACGCGCAGGCTGCCTGGGGCGCCGACGTGCAAAAGCTCGTCGATGACGAGACCTCGGCGCAGGGAAACGCCCGCGGCGCAGCGTTCGGGCGTAATCGCCCGATCTCCGTGCTCGATACCTGGAACGGCAACCGGCCGATCACTGTCTCCGCAGGCGAAGCCGAGGACAATCCCGATCGCTACGTGACCCAGGGCGGCGGAACTCCGGCGCTGCAGAAAGAAGCGCTCATCCAGGACATTCGCACGACGATCGGCAACGTGGGCGACAGTCTGAAAGCCATGAAGGCGGGATTCACCGCCCCGCAACGGATGATGCTCGCCGCTTCGCTCGGCGATCCGAACGGAACGGCCGCGCAATTCTTCCAGAGCATCCCGCGGGGCTCCGCCCTCGACGAGACGCAGCAGAACTACGTGATCGACATCTTCCAGCTGCGGGAGAACGCGATGGCCATGCGCTCGCTCCTCGGGTCCGGGCAGGGAAGCGACGATTTGCGGCGCGCGATCGTGCAAACGCTGCCTGGTCCGGGCACGCCGAGCAAAGGTTATGCGCAGCAGCAGCTCAAGCGGCTGAATCAGACCGTGGACCGCCTCGAACGCGGCGTTCCTGGCGTGCCGCTCTCCGGAGCTGGGCCGCAGAAGCCTGGAGCGCAAGGGAACGGCAGCGCTCAGCCGCGACCGACGCACCGATTCAATCCGCAGACCGGGAGGATTGAGGCAATTCAGTGAGCACGCAGCCCAACGCACTCGCGAGCCAGGCGGGAATTCCGCCCAAGCCGCTGCCGGACAAGATTGTCGCGGTCCCTGGACTCGGAACTGTGTCATTTCCGGGAACGATGAGCGATGACGACGTCTCCGGAGCGATCCGCCAGCACCTGGCGTCCCAACCGGGGGCCTACCAGACAGGACCTGGCGCGCCGATTCAGAATTCGCGGCCGAATGCGCTCGTGAACGATGCGGGGATCCTGGAGGCACCCGCAGAAGTTGACGACGAGGCACCGGAAGCGCCGTCCCTCTGGGACCGCGTGAAGCGAGCCGGCAGTGCGATCTGGGCCGGAACGCCAGCGGGCATGGCAGGAAGCCTCGCCAGCGATCTGGCCGATTGGGCCCACGGGAAAGCGCAGAAAAATCGCGAGGAAAATCTGGCCGCTGCGGCGCAAGGGAAGCCAGCCACGCACTCCGAAATCACAAATACGCTGCTCGGCTCAGGCGGCGATGTTGCATCGGCCGCCGAGGGCGCGGTTTCACCGGAATCCCTTGCGATTGCGGCCGGCCTTCTGACGGTTCCGGAGTATGCGGGCCCCTACCTGCTCGGGCAGGGCCTCAAAGAAGGGATCGGACATGGCATCAAGGCCGCGAGGAGCACCACGATGGTCGGCCCGACGCCGATGGTTGACCCCGACGAGCTGCAGGAGTCTCTTTCTGGTCTTTCAGAAGCCGCGGGAGGAGGAGCGTCGATTGCAGATACCCTTGACGGGGGTCTCGGCAATACGGCGACTGGCCGCGTCGTGAAGCGAGCAGGTAATTCCCTGCAAAGCGCGATGGAAAACGTCGGCCTGAGCGTTCCCGAAGCGCCGAAGGCCCTCGCGCAAGCAATCCAGCCCGGTGTGAGTATTCCGAATGCCGCTGAATCGATCGACATAGCCGGCCCGCGCCTCCAACAGGTACGCCAGGCGACGGGAATGGAGTTTAAGAGCCCAGCCGATCTCCTAGAGGGCGTGCAGCACGCGAAGCAGTACGTTTACGACGCGATCGAGCAGAGGTTGGGACCAGTGGACCAGCTCCAGGCAGATACATCCCCCGTCGCGAATGCGATGGAAAACAGCATCGCGGGGCGCACGGCTCGCCAATATCCCGATCTTGCGCAAGCGATCCGGGAGCGGGCCGATACCTATCGCCAACCAATGGCTCTGAGGGAGATCGAGGATTCAATCCAGGCCGCGAACAACGATTTGCGCAATCTTTACAAGCGGCCCGGCATGACGGATTCCCCTATTTCCGCCGAGACGACGGCCACGGAAGCCGAGGTTCGCTCCTTGCGCAGCCTGCTTGACCAAAAAGTACAGGACCTGAGCGGCGCGGGCGTGGCTGATCTCAAGCGCGAATACGGAGCGCTTCGGGACGTGGAGCGAGCAGCTGCCAGGCAGAATGCTGTCGCGACACGACAAAAGGGAGCGACGCTTTGGGAAGGACTAGCGGGGCTCCGCGCGGCCGGAGATTTTGTGAGCGGCAACGCTTTAGGGGCCGCCAAAGGTGCCGCGACGATAGCGATGGGCCGATGGCTCAGCAAGCTGCGTGACCCGAACTATCTGATCGATCAGGCGTTTCAGGGTAGTAAGGCCTTTGAGCCTGCAGCTGCGATTCGATCGGCACCAGGACCGAAAATTAGTGGCTTATTGCCCCCAGGGCCGACCGAACTTCCACTCGGCGAGCCAGGAGGCGAGAGTGGCCCGATGCCAGGCCAGGGCCGCGCGCCGTCGATCATGATGGACATAGCCGATTGGCTTGGCGGCAATGGCCCCAACCAAGAGCCGACAACCAGGGCAGAGCGCCTCGGGTTGCTTCTTCCGGAAAGCACTTCGCCTACGAGGCTTCCGCTCGGCGAGCCGGGGGGCGAAAGCGGGCCGCTGCCAGGCCAGGGCCGGGCTCCGTCGATCGTGCAACGCGATCCGCGCACCGGGAAGATGCGTAGGATTTACGTTGGCCAGAGGAATTTCGGTGGGTCGCCGTTCACGAACCAATAGCGAAGCGGAGGACGCGGTAAATGAACCAAGTCACCGTACCGCCGATGGTCCCAGAGAAGGCGAACCAGACGGCAATATCGCCGGCGTCATCCCACTTCTTGAGCAGCGAGAGACTGGCGGCGCCTGCGATTGCAAAGCAGACCAACCACTCGCGGACTGCGCGCCGCATTCCGAGTTTTGCGCGAACGAGGGGATGGATTTGGTTCGCGTGGTTCACGTTCTCGCGATTCTGCCCCCAGAGGGCAGGGAAGGTCAAATGAAAAAGAACGAACTGGGTCGCCGCCCGCTGGGCGTCCGCGCCCTCATTGAGAAATGTCTACGTGTATATCCAATTTGTAGTTTGCGCCCACTCCCTCGTACGTCCGGCGAAGCTCTGCGACGATCGAGTCGCGCTTCGCCTTGTCCTTCCGCGCGAACTCCTCGAACTGAGCGAGATCAGAAATCGCGCCGGCGTTCGCCAGGGCGTCGGAAAGCGCGCGGATCTTCACCTCTTGGAGCGCAAACATCGTGAAGATCAGGTTGTGCTCTTGGGGCGTCATGACAGAGGCCTCCGGTTCGGAAGGATGAAAAGCGAGGCGCCGATTATCGCACGGGGAAGGCAGGGCTGGCCCTTAAAACCTTAAGCACCGCAGCGGGCGCCAGCGGAGGGAGACGCAAATGGACCGAATCCAAGTAAGGAAGGGAGAGAAAACTAAAATGCGGCAAATTGCCTGGAACCGCGTCCTGCAAATTCTGCAAATTCTGCTTCTGGTGGGGCTGGTCTGTGGATCCGCGAGGGCCTCGACCTCGACGCTGACGGGCACGCTCCTGGACAGCAACGGCAACCCGTTCAATGGCCGCGTGACGTTCCAGCTGCCGATGTCCGCGATCGACATGACCAACAATGCCGCGATCGCGCCGACGGTGTCGAGCTTCGCGGTGCGCAACGGATCCTTCCAGCCGAACGCCACCCTCGAGGACGTCAACACGCTCTCGCCGGCGGGCCTGTACTACACGGCCTATCGCTACGATGCGAGCGGGGGACTGATCTCGATCGACAACTACCTGGTGACCGGCGCGTCGTTCAATTTTGGCTTGGCGCTGCCGGTGGCCGTGACGACGTCGAACGTGACGCTCCTGCAGCCGGCGAGCCTGGCTGTGGCGCAGACCTGGACGGCGCTGCAGACGTTCAACCTGGGCGTCTCTGTCCTGCGGCACCTGAACGCGGCCGCCGGCGGCGACGTCGCCGGCGCGAGCTCCTGCAGCACGGGGACCAAGACCATTACGTTTGCGAGCACCTTCGCATCGACGCCGGCAGTGATCGTGTCGGATGAGACCGCGGCCGGCGGCGCCAGGGTGAGCTCGAAGAGCAACAGCGGATTTACCGTGGCCTGCACGGGGGCCTCGGACGCATTCGATTACCTCGTCGTCGGACAACCGAACTAGGGGAGGAGTCATGGACTTCTGGAAGGGAGTCTTTAGCGAGGGCGGTCCGGGCAGCGCCAGCCGGGTGCTCAGCGCGCTGTTTGGGGTGACGGTCTGCGCGTGCTTTGCCTACGTGACGATCCACAATCACGCGCTGCCGCCTGCCGGCGACGTCCTGGCCGCGGGAACCTTTGCGGCGACGCCCTACGCGATCAACCAGGCCAAGGCGGCGATCAGTTCGCTCGGAGGGAAGCAGTGAACCCGCACGTCGACAACTTCTGGGCGCACCTCGAGATTGTCGCAGCGGTCCTGATACCGATCGCCCTGGCATGGCTGCAGACTCGCAGGGAAAATAAGCGCCAATGGGAAGAGTCGGCCAGGCTCCAGCAGACGCTGCACGTCGAGAACGTGACCCGCCTGACGGCGATCGAGACGAAGATCGATCCCCTGTGGAGCTGGTGGAACCGATCGAACGGAGGCCAGCCGTGAGCTTCAATCTTGGCGCGATCGCGCTGGCCAAGCAGATCGCTACCGACCAAGGCCTCGACCCGGCAACCTTCTGCGGCCTGGTCGAGCGCGAGAGCTCTTGGAACAACTGGGCGATCCGCTACGAGCCAGCCTTCTTCCTGCGCTACATCATCCCGCTCGATCTGCAGGACACGACGGAGGAGCGCGCGCGTGCCTTCTCCTGGGGACCCTGTCAGATCATGGGGCAGCTGGCTCGGGAGCTCGGGTACAAAGGCGATCTCGCGAATCTGTGTGACTGGCAGGTCGGGCTCGAATGGGGAGCAAAGGCCCTGGCACATCGCGGAAGCCTGCAGGCCTACAACGGCGGCGGCAATCCGAATTACGCGGCCGAAGTCATGAAGCTGGCGGCATCTTATGCTTGAGCTGCTCTCGATCGCGTGGGTGCGGAAGGGGATCGAGGTCGCGCTGATCGTCGCTGCGATCGCAGGCGGCCTCTACGCGCTCTATCGCAAAGGCGAAGATGCTGGAAAAGCTACCGAAGCCTCGAGCCAGGTGCAGGCGTCGAAAGCGGAACTGGAGCGGGTCGAGTCCACGTTTCAGCAGCAGCTGACAGCTCAGGCGGCTACCGTAGATCAGGAGCGGGCGATCGTCGCCAGCCTGCTCGCACAGTTCGGCAAGCTGGGCAGCCAGGCGCAGGCTGCGGCCGCGGCGGGGGCCGCAGCAAAGCAGCAACTCGCAACTGTTCCGGACAATCAGATCCAGCAGGACCTCGAGGCCAAGCTGGGGGGGCCGCTTACTTCGCCGGCGATCCTACGCCTCGACGACTCGATTGTCACGGACTACCCGCACGTCAAGGAGCAGCTCACGGCCGTCGTTGGCCAGGTGACGGCTCTGCAGGGCGCGCAGGAGGCCCAGGCCAAGGAGCTCGTCGCCGTCGAGGCGCAGCGCGACGCTGGCATCACCGCGTACAACGAGATGCTCCCGCTCTACGCGCAGGCCTACAACGCTGCGGTCCCGCGGCGCCGTCATTTCTGGTGTTTGTGGATCTGCCGATCGAAGCCCCTCGCGCTCCCAGCGCCAGCGACTCTCAAAGCGATTAAATAGAACGCGGTCACTTCGCGGGCGTCACGTCGGCCGGGTCGACGATCTCGGTGCGCGGAGCTGCGCCGGAGCTCTTGCCGCATGGGGACAGCCCGAACCTCGAGGCCGTGCTGGCGTCGTACGGACTGCAGGCCTGTCCAGTCTTGGTGTCGACCATCACGATGTAGCCGCTCGTCGACGACGCCACCACGTAGCGGTGAGCCGGAAACTCCCGGCCGGCCAGGAACCCGATCAACAGGGCAGCGGAGATGGCAACGACAACGCCTATGGGCTTCACGGGGAACCCCCTTGTCGCATTTGTACGATTATTTGCTTGACAGCCAAAACCACTAGGGCGTATCCTCTGCTTCGGTCATCGGGTCGCATAATGTATATGCCGACTTGGTAACGTAAGACCCGACGACCGACGAGGTCGTCGTGCCCAGCCGGCCCCCTGAAAAGAACGGCAATAATCTAGGCGCGCAGCTTCGCGCGTTTCGCCTCGAACGGAACCTCACCTACCGGCGCCTGGCCGCGTTGATCGGCGGCATTTCCCTCGACACTCTTCGGCGCGCCGAGCTTGGGAAGCACCTCAACGAGCGCACTGCCCACAAACTGAAAACTTTCCTGGAGGGCCTCGATGCGCGATAGCTCGAGGAGCTCCTTGCCGTGTTCGATCATCCAGCGAGCCTGCGCGGCCTCTGCATTCGCGTTCGTCCACTCCGAGAGCAACGTGGTGATCTGCTTTCTGAGATTTGCCGCGTGCGCCAACCGATTGAGCTCGAGCTCCCGTAAAGACACCTCGGACAGGGACAGCAGCATCTCGGCTGCGATCACGGATTCCTCCAGGGGATGGACCTCGGGGACGCCCCGTTATTATCCCGCCCACTACTGTTTGTCAAGTGGTACCGGAGCGCTGCGATGGGAATAGAGAGGCTGCACCGCACGGCACGCGTCGCGCCCGAAGTCGCCGAGTACATCGACGACGTGCGGTATTCGCGCTGGCCGCACCTGACGGTTTCCGAGGCCATCAATCTCATCCTGAACGAGCACCGCTTGCTCAACATGGCGGGGATTCTGGGGTCTTTTTCGCTCGGCAGTCAACGTGGACGTTGTCCACAGATCCCGCTCGAAACGCGTACTGATTCTTCGGGGGTTAGCGGCGCCGATCTCCCGAGGGAAGTGCAAAAGATTGCATAGGAGGATCTCGATGCCCGGAAAACTGGAGCTCACCCCGAGTCAGCTGAACAGCCACGTCACCCAGATCATCGCGGAGAGCTGCGACTGCAGCGCGTCCTGGGCGCAGCACCCGGGACCGATGAGCCAGCGCGAGATCGACGAGATCAAGGTGCGCTTCACCGAGCTGATGATGCGCTGCGTTGCGCCCGCGGAGGTCTCGCGGTGAGTGTCAGTTTCGAGCTCCTGGAATCGGTCGAGATCCCTCCGGCGCCGGACTGGCCGAAGTATTACGCGATCGGCAGCCACGTGATCGCGCTTCGAAACACCGGGCGCGACGGCGAGTGGTACGTGATCGTCCGGCTCTGCCACGACGGCACGCGGGAGATCCTGCTGCAGTCGGAGAAGTGGGAGCTGATCTGGCGAAGCATGGTGTCGATCGCAACGAGCGTCACCAGCCACCGCCGGGCGGCGAAGGCCGCGCTGAACTGATGGCGACCTTCCTGGCTCACAAGTGGCACTGCCTGCACTGCGGCCTTGGCCGCACGTACGGGTCCGGCGAAGGCGAGCCGGAGACAAAGGAGGTGCAGCTCAACTGCGCGGCCTGCAAGGGCGTCACCCCGCACGCCTTCGAAGGCTTTCGCAGAACGGTTTGGAGGCCCTATCTCAGCAACGTCACGGAGCTACGCGACATTCGCAAAGGAGAAAAAACCGATGGCACAGCAAGAGCACCAGCAGACGAATCGACCACTGTTTGAACCGATCGCGGTGAACCAGACCAGCGTCAAGATCGGAGCGTTCGGGCCCCAGGGCAGCGGCAAGACCACCACGCTGTTCCTCCTGGCGCTCGGGCTTTCGCTCACCTACCACGACGGAGCACCGATCGGCTACCACGACACCGAGAACGGGTCCGACTTCATGAAGCAGATCGCCGACATCGAGGGCGTCCCGGTCCTGGTGCGCAAGAGCCGCAGCTTCACCGATATGTGTCAGGGCCTGGTGGAGCTCCGGGCGGCGAAGGCCTGCGTCTACCTCGAGGACTCGATCACGCACGACTGGACCGAACTGCTCGAGGCATTCAAGCGCAAGAAGAACATCACGAAGATCGAGATGAATCACTGGGGCGAGATCAAGCCCGAGTGGGCCAATGGCTGGGTCATTCCCATGCTCAACTCGCCGCTGCACGTGCTGATTGCCGGCCGCGCCGGCGCCGTCTACGAGGAGATCGAGCAGGAAGACGGGAGCAGCAAGAGCGGCGTCACCGGCACGAAGATGAAGGCCGAGGGCGACTTCGGCTACGAGCCCAACCTGCTCTTCGAGATGTACGGCGAGCGGGTGCGGGTCAACGCCGACGGCGCGCCCGTCGCCGGCAGGAAGCGCTCCCCGAAGCGCGGGGGCAGTTTCGTCCACCACGCCTACATCCTCAAAGACCGCACGCGAGCCATCCAGGGCCAGGAGTTCACCTGGACCAACCTCAACGACTACAAAAAGGGCGACTGGAAGAAGGTCTTCTCCCGGTTCGAGCCCCACTTCAAATTCTTCAAGATCGGCAAGGGCGGCACGCAGCGCGCTCTGACCGATTCACCCTCGACCGAGGTCTTCGACACCAACGGCAACGGCGAGTACTACCGCAACAAACGCCGGCGAGAGGTGGCGCTTGAGGAGATCGAGGGAACGATGTCGCTGCTCTGGCCGGGCAAGGACCAGAAGAGCATCAAGATCAAGCTGCTAGTGGTCGAGAAGCTCTTCGAGACGCGCTCCTGGACCAAGGTCACCGCGCTTCCCATCGAGAAGATCGAGCACGCGCTCAACGTGCTGCACATCTTCGAGATGCGCACCAAGTCGGTGCCGCGGGACGACGAGGAGGTCGTGATGCAGGCCTTCGATGAAGTGTTCGCCGGCGCGAAGGTCGGCCAACCAACAGCGGCCGGGGTTGCAGCCGCGGAGGTGACTCAGTGAACGACGGAACGGTCTACCGCATCGCGGTCAGCTACGAGCTCGAGATCGAGGACGCACAGAGCAACGGGGACGCCCTCTGCCAGGCAACGTATGCGATCCCAGCGGCGGCCAGGGCGGCGCACGTGTCCACCCGGGCCCGCTACAGAAAGCCACCCAAGACCACTGCGGTCCCAGCAGAGGACGCAGGAAGTCAGGCCACGTGAGTCCGTGCTCGATTGTGCGGCTGCCGGGCGGCGACAGGGCAATCGTGCACCACTCCGGCAGCCGCACGAAGTGCCGGTGGTGCGGGAAGTCTTCCACGAAGCTCTGTGACTTCGTGACCAGCTCCCCGCAGCAGGTCACGCACCGCAAAACCTGTGACGCTCCGATGTGCGACGCGCACGCGACGAGCAAGGGTCCAAATCTGGACCACTGCCCCGACCACCAGGCAGAGGCAGCCAATGCCTAAGGGCAAGCCCTGGCCGCACGATACGCACGCCAAGATGGTCGAGGCGGGCTATCTGCACCAAGGCAATGCTCCGTGCTACGGGTGCGGGACCGAAATCTTGTGGTACCGCACCCCGAACGATCGGCGGATGCCGATGGAAAGGATGCCCGATGGAAGACTCCAGCCTCACTGGGCCAGTTGCAGAAGAGTCGGTGACTTTCGTGTGTCCGACGTGCGGGGCAGCAAAGCCGGAGACTGAGCTCTGTCCGAGCTGCGGCCGCTGCATGGCCTGTCGCGCGCCCTGCTTCGGCTGCGGGATGTGTTTTGTCTGCTGCCCGAACGGGGGCGAGTGCCCGGAGGGCCAGGAATGGATCCCGTACTGAGGAGGAAGCGTGAACGCAAGCGAACGCCTGCAGCTCGCTGAGCTCTTGCTCGAATTTCGCGCCCGCACGAAGCCGGCCGGTGCCGCGCAGCCGATCGAGCACTTCATGGACTACTACACGCGCCGGCGCACGGCGATCGCCTTCACCTGGGGTCTGCTGGCGGGGCTTTGCCTCGCGGCGCTGGCGCTCGTCGGTTACGCCATCCGTTGACGCCGTCCGCGCGATTGATACCCTCCCGACTCGGGAGGGTTCATGCCGCGACTGAAAGGAACGGTCAAGTGGTTTGCAGACGACAAGGGCTACGGCTTCATCCGACCCGAGACGGGCGACGATGTCTTCGTGCACTACTCCGAGATCCGGGGCTCGGGGCACCGGCATCTCGAGGCCGGGCAGACGGTCGCCTTCGATCTCGGGGAAGACATGCGCGGGCGAAGCATGGCCAAGGGTGTCGAGGTTTTGGACGGATAGCACGACCGCGAACCACGAAGAGGGCAGCATGACGACCGGCTACATCCAGCTCCGCCGGGGGATCTTGGAGCACCTGACGAGCGGGCGTATCACGAGCGACGAGTTCACCGCTTTCGTGACAGTCATGATGGAGGCTGACCACAGGTCCGGCACCTGGAAGGGCAGCGGGGCCGAGCTCGGGCGCCTGATCTGCTGGCAGGTGCGCAAGGCCCAGCGGGTTCTGGCCTCACTCGCCAAAAAGGGCTACCTCACGCTCAAGCGGATCGGGTCGCGGGCATTCCACTCCTACCTGGTCCGCATCCCGAAATACTTCCCGAAGCTGGCGTCACCAGTGACGCGAACCCCACGAGCTGGCGTCACCCATGACGTGAGCCCCCCCGGGCTGGCGTCACCCATGACGCCTCCAGCTTTACAAGAAGTAGATCTACAAGAAGAAAAGAAACAAGAAGCGGAGCGCCCTGCGGGCGCTCCGCCGCGCCGCGCCGAAAGCGCGCGGCATTTCAGGCCCTTCCCACGTGAAGTCAGACAGGCAAAAGCGAGGGCAGATGCCCACGTGGGGGCTGGCCCACCAGGAGGCGATATGGCTGAGGTCAAAA